ATTGAAGGCCCGATCTCTTCGATTTCGATGCGCGTTACCGCGCCCGTCTTTGGATCCCGCGTGACACCAAGCACGCGATAACTCGCATTCGGGTTGGTTATGATTTCCTGCTCGTCCGGCGCAAGCCACCGCGCGTCACGTCCGGACTTGTTCCGGATGACAATCATCGGCCCCTTGTTGCCAACCTCGCCGGCAAATCTCTGCGCCGTCTCCGGCCTTGCAGATGAACTCATGGGGCGGCCCGGCTTGAACACATCCCCAGGCTTCAGGCCCTGCATACGATCGGCAAAGGCATCAGCAGGCTGTGCCCTGTAGCTTGTCCCCGACCATCGGGGCAGCGTCTCAGCAGCCCGGCCCGCAGCCGCTGGGTCTTTCACCAGCATCTGCCCGGAGCCATCCGCGGAGCCTATGAATTGACGCATGGCCGCGTTGGACGCCGGATACCTGACCCGGTGGTAAATCTGGTAGGGAAGCCTGCCGATCGCAGGGCCAATCAGACCGCCCGCAGCCGTAGCCCCGGCACCAAGCATTGTATTCCACGTCCGCCGCTTTGCCTGTTCCTCGGTGCTTCCCTGCCCCGGATCGCGCGCCGCACCCGCAAGAGCACCGGCGGCTGTCATGGGCAGGATGCGCCCACCCATTGCCGCAGGCCCAAGCGGCCCTGCAGACAGCATCGCCCGGGGAACCTCCGCAGCAAAGTTGGCAAAGTCATTGCCCTCAAGATCGTCAAAGGCTTCCTGATAGGCAGGAAGGCCAGCCGCTTGTGTTAGGCCCCTTGCCAGCCCGCGCTCGCCAAACCAGTCGTTGGCCGCCAGATCGACACCGCGCGCCAATGGGTAAGCAATGTTCCGCTCCGCCCAATTCAGGTCGCCCTTGCGAAACTTCTTCTTTCCCATGTCAGAGCCTTGATCCTCGCAATTGCCCCTGTCGCTTCCAGAGCTGATCAATGGTCATGCTCTCAAGCCCCTTGAGCGGCACGTCGCCCTTGGGAACCGCCTTCGTCCAAGGCCTGCTCGCGCACGCGTACCGCAGACAGTCAACCGCATGGTCCTCGCTGTTGGTGTCCAGATCCTCAACCCTGGCAGAATCGTGCTGAACCAGGGGAAGCGTCCGGATTGTGTCGCGGCACGTGTCGAAGAACACGATCATCGGCCTGTCAGGGGCCTCCCCGTCCAGCCTGTGGCGGACAAGATCCCAGCCCGCTATGTGACCCAAAGCCCCGATCCGCTTGTTATCGGCCGGCCGAAATGAAACCTCATAGGGCTTATATCTCAGCCGCTCGGCAATGGACGGACCGCCGTCCTGCGCGAATGCAGCCGGATCCAGCACCCCGTAGTCAATGTTTGGGTCTAGTGCTTCACGCTCAGAAATTCCACGAGCAACAACTTCAGCGTTGAGCTTGAGACCGACGTTTGGACTGCTAGCACCGTACCATTCTCGATATTGCACAAGTCCACCACGAGGCAGCGTTCGCCCGTCCCCAAGCGCATGGTCGTCTCCAGCAACAGCGTACCATCCGACACAGAAAGGCGCGGCGCTTCCCCAGTCCATGGCGCGGAACCTTGTCCACGTGGCAGGGATTTGGAACGGTCTGACAACGTGCCTCGCCATGCTGAAATTGTCGAAAAACGCGCCCTCAATGACCGCCCAGTCACCTTCAAGCCAGGCGCGCACCAACTCCTTGGAGCCAGTTAGCTTCAGGCGATCCACGTAGCCGGGATCGCTCTTTAGCAGAATCTTGTTATCGGCGACTCTGGCCGGAATGAAGACGCGTTGCTTGCGGCCGCTTTCATCCTCAAGAGCCGAGTATCCTCCAGGCGCCCCATCAATGTATCTATGCTTTACCCAATGGTGGCCAGGCCCACCTGGGTTCGCCGTTGCTCGAAAGCCTACCCTGACCCCGTAAGCACTTCGCAGCGTAGCCTTCATTTTGTCCGGCGCTTTTGGACTAGGCCAGTTCGAAAGTTCTTCGAGATACACCCGGGAAAATTGCTGCCCCTGATATTTCTCTGCGTCCCTATCATCTTCCAGCGGGCGGAACCTCAAGATCGCACCGCTTGGGGCGGTCCACTGACGCTCCATTTTGTGAAACGACCAACCCAACGGACCGAAAACATCGTGGCTGCGATCAATTAGAGAATCCGCTTGCGGCATCTCTCGTCTCATAAAAACGCCGCGCGCGTGTTTTCCATATTGTTTCTCGTGAATAGCAAACTCACCGAGGCATGCATCGGTCTTTCCACCACCTCGGGCTCCGCCAAACAAAACGTCAAAGAATTTGCATTTTACAAACGCTTGCTGCGGGCCACGCTGCGGCCTCCAGACAACAACGGCGGCTTCATCTCTTGCCATTGCCAAATTCTGCTAACCAAGAGGAATCATCCTCCTCGTCTGTTGGCTTTGCCTCCGGTTCAGGTTCGTCGCTCACAGTTGCGTTTATGTTTTCAACGGTGATCCTGTCGCGCCACCCCGCACGGACTTTTAGCCAAAAAATTGCCGCTGCCACGTTGTTACCGGCCGTGGCCTGATTAAATAGGCTTTGAGCTACGCGTGCATTGGCGTGAACGAACGCGGTGTCTAGCTCCCTCCGGTAATGCTTGCGCAACGTCTTAGGATCAATGTCCAAAACACGCGCTATATCAACCTCTGGAATACCGTAGCCAGACATGGCCTCGACGGTCTTGCGCTGCTCGTCTGTTGGGCTGTGGGGCGGGTTCACTGCACGCGCTCCCGCTCAACTGTCTTGAAGGTCTTGTCCGTGCCCTCAAGAGTTGCGTCTAAGCCGGTGAAGGCTTCCCACCTGCGGACCGCGATGTCCACATAAGCGGGGTTTAACTCTATGGCGTGGCAGGACCGGCCCGTCATCTCAGCGGCTATGATGGTCGTGCCGCTTCCGCTAAATGGCTCGTAAACGGCCTGGCCGGGGCTGCTGTTGTTCTCTATAGGGCGCTTCATGCACTCGACGGGCTTCTGGGTGCCGTGGCCGTGCCCGCCGTCTTCACGAGCCTTTATGTTCCAGATAGTCGTCTTGTCGCGCCCGCCGCCCCAGTGTCCCGTCCCACCCTTCTTGACCGCATACCAGCAAGGCTCATGCTGGAAGTGGTAGTGGCCCCGGCCCAACGTCATGCGGTCCTTCGACCAGATAATCTGCGCTCGCATGCTGAAACCGCAGACCTCTAGGCTTTCGACCACCTCTCTGGCACGCAGGTCTGCGTGCCAGATGTAGGCGACGTCGCCAGGAAATAGCGCCCACGCCTCGCGCCAATCGGCGCGGTCGTCATTGAGCACCCTGCCTGCCTTGGCCGCGTTGTTGCTGGTGCGCGTCGGGTCGTACTCCACGCCATAAGGCGGGTCCGTGACCATCAGGTGCGGGGATACGCCATTCAGCGCCTTGGCTACGTCGTCAGCCTTCGTGCTGTCGCCGCAGACAATACGGTGCTTGCCCAGCAGCCAGACCTCGCCAAGTTCAGTTACAAACTTTTCCTGCTCAGCCGGCGCATCATCCGGGTCAGTGAGGCCCGCGTTGGTCTTGGCCAGAACCTTCCCGATCTCTTCCGGACTAAACCCGGTAAGACCGAGGTCGTAATTCAACGCCTGCAATTCTTCGAACTCAACCCCGAGCAATTGAAAATCCCAGCCAGCATTCAAGGCCAGTTTGTTATCGGCGATGATGTACGCCCGCTTCTGCGCTTCGGTTAGGGCAGACAGTTCAACGGTGGGAACATCGGACAGGCCCAGCTTGCGCGCTGCGAGTACACGCCCGTGCCCCGCGATGATTCCGTTCTTGCCGTCCGTAATAACCGGATTTGTAAAACCAAACTCCCGGATACTTGCCGCGATCTGTGCCACCTGCTCATCGCTATGCGTCCTGGCATTGCGGGCGTAAGGTATCAAATCCGATACTTTTGCTATTTTGTAGGGAGGGAAGTTGCTCATTGTCACCTGCCACGGGCTTGCACGCTGAGGTGTGCCTATGGGGTTGCTGGTTCAAAAGAAAACGCCCCAGCCGCGGCTAACGGTGGGGCGTGATTTGACTGTTTATGAACGCTTCGTTGGAGCGAAGCCTTTACTGCTTGGAAACCAGCGCGGCGATCCCGGGAAAAGATAAATCGCCTACGCTGCACAATTCATCTCACAAGCATTTTTAACAAACAAGCGGTGCAATGTTAAAACTGCACTACTTGATCAACCCGTAGTGCTTGCCCAAGGCCTCGCAGCATCGGACCAGCAGTGTAAGGGCTTCGTTTGGGGTTCCCATACCAGAGGATTGAAAGTAGGGGCCGGCGTGTTTTCCATCGACCGCTACCGCCTCAATCAAGGCAACCGCCCGCTTGTTTATTTTGGCGAGCAGGGCAATGGCGTGATCCCTTCTCGCCTTGGACGCAAGCCGAACGTCGCTGATCTCGGACTTGCCGCCAGTCACCCTCTGGTCGTAATTGCCGATGCAGGGGGGAAACACGCCGGCCAGATAAGCGTCATCGCGATAGCGTACCAAAGCATCTGCGTGCGGCTGGATCAGGTAATGGCGCTTGATGTACCATTCTATGTTGTCTTCCATCCTTATCCGTTTGCTGCGGCGGTCATTGGGGTTGAGTTGCTCAATGACCCAGGACGCTTGCCTGCGGGCTTCGGGGGTGCCGAAATCGCTTTCGTCTGCCTCGGTCGGTTTTGCCTTGCCGCGGGTCATTGCAGGGTGTCGCTACCCTTGTCGGGTATTGGCCTGTGTGCCACACCTCCTGATGACGCGGGTTTTTTCAAGTTCAACGCAGCCGTCATCATAAACCCGTCGATCAGGTTGTTGCCGCAGCGCTTGATTTGTTCAGCAGTTACATTGATGCCGTCCTGGTCATTCAACAAACAGACCAGGTTGCCGGCAAATATGCCTAGCACCAAAAAACTGAGACCTATTTCGGCGCGCTCGTTGTCTGGGGAGACCTGATCAATGATTTGCAGCATGCACTCCGACAGCGCTTCATGAATTTTCAATTGGTCGTCCAGCGGTATGTCCGACAATGTTTTTACCCAGCTCATGGATCAGCCCTCGCCGGTTTCAGCATGGCCCTCAGATTCAATTACAGAGTCACTGGCGGGCGAAAGCGCCCTGACCCTTCCAACCCTACCCCGGCGCTGCTTTTGCCCGCCTGCGGCCTTCTGTGAGTCATTGAGGCCCCTTGTGGCTATGGCATGAAGGTTCGCTGCCTTCTGCCAGGGGGTCTTGGTGTGGTCTTGGACGATTTCCAGAAACAGTTCGAAACTTACGGTCATGGTTTGGCTCTCCGTGGGGGTGCTATCCCGGCTGCCGGCCGGTGCGGGCTTGGTAGTCAAGCAGGTACTGCTGGTAGTCGGGGTCGTGGAACACGGCGGCGAAGGCGCGGATGCCATCGCCGTGCCGATCGATGATCCGGCGCAACTTGGCGTAGCCGGCCAGATCCGCCTCGCGGTCAACCTTGGATCGCACCTCGGGCAAGATCACCTGCGTGATACCGCCTGGAACAACCCACCCCTGCGCCTCGTTCGCGTAACAAATCTTCCGGCCCCTGCCGTCGCGGGTCGGGATCATCGCGCCCTCTGCCGCCCGGACCAAATTCTCGATCCGCTCCCAATCGCGGAAAGTGGAAGGTGACCCCGCCGCAACCTCGAGCGCCGACTGCCATCCAACCACCTGCTGCATCGTTGCGATCAACCGCGCGATCATCACGCGGTCCCCCGGCTGTTGCCGGCGGTAGCTTTCCAGCAAGCCCTGGTCTTCCAGCCAGCCGTCAACCAGCTTGTGATTGATCTTGCCGCCCTGCTGCTCCGGCACCTGCTCGCGCTCACCTCGCATCTTGCGCAACGTCTCGATGCTGATCCGCTTGCCGTTGTGTCCCCGCTTCAGCCGATCGATGATCTCTGATCGATCTGAGCGGTCCCACTGGTCGATCTCGTCCGACAGCAACGCGCGCCACTTGTCCGCCGGCTGAAAGGATTTGGGCCAGAGAGCCAATACCGTCGCCACTGCCTCAAGCGTGTCCATTTCCAGACCTCCTGAATTTTTGTTCCTCGACCTTCACGAAATTGCGCGGCTCCATCAGCCAATCGAAATCAATCATCCAGCCGCGATCGTTGCGGCCTAGCAGGAAGGGTTGATCGGGAACCCTCTCGATGGTGGTGATCAGATTTGGAAGCCCAACCTCTCGCGCCCGGGCCAAGACCTTCTGCCGGCGCGCACGGGTCATCCGCTGGATGGTGGGCAGCCCATGCTCCTCGGCCATCCCGTTCCAGCTGTTGCCCACCAGCGCCGCATCATCGGCGCCAAGCCCGTAAGGGTTATCTTCCCCGTCCGAGCCCTTATCGGCTCCATCCTGGTCTTCAGGGAGGGGGGGAACTTGTTCCCCAATGCCAATAAGCTTATTGGCACTATTCTCTTTCTCTTCTCTGTCTCTGTCTCTGTCTCTAGGCAAGCATTCTGCTAGCGGGGTGCTAGCGTCATTGTCCTCATAAGCGAAAAAGCCCGCTGAAATCAGAGGCTTAACCGCTTCCACAAAGTCAGGCTCCGACATCCTTAGCCGAAAGGCCACTTTTTTAATGGGGTCTTCGATTGTTCCGTTGCTGTATTCACTCGCTAGCAGCCAGAGCATGGGCGCTAGCGCCTTGCTAGCAACCGGCAAGCAATGGAACTCGTAATCGTCCAACAGGTTCTTGTGCAGCTTGATCCACACGGGTCGGCGCTCCTTGTAGTGCTGGAAATCGTCCCAGTTGCGGGGGGTGAGTTTCATTGGCCTACTCCCTCACCGAACCGTGAGAGGAAGCCCGACGCGGCGCCGGCCTGTACCCCATATGGATGGGGGCAGTGCTGTCCTTTGGAGGCCAGCCGCCGATCATGTTGCTTCTCACAACCGAGACTGTGCCGTTGACGTGGCAAGCACCATTACCGGTCTCGTGGTTGTGGAACGAGCGCACACTCACCGTGCGGCCCCGCTGCTTCCAATATCGCTCGATGCGCCGGGCAAGATCTTCGGCCCCTAAAACAGTCAACCAGTCGCGTGAAGGTCTGCGCGTGTTCATGCGGCGGCTCCCGCAGGGATCAGTTTGTAACCCTGCTTTCTGACAGAGATCAGAGACCAACCACGAAGCTTGCGACGTAGTGAATGAATATGAACTCTCAACCCGCCGGGGTGGCGATAGACCCTGCTTTCCGTGCCGTACAAAACGTCCCAAATTGCTTGATGCGAAACCAGCTCACCCTTGCACTCCAGGAACAACCACAGCAATTTTCTCTGCTTCTCGGTCAACGCGGCATCGCTAAACGGCGGCATCCTTCCCGTCATTGCTCTCACATCTCCCTGATCTCAATATTGAAAAACGCCTTCATCATCTTGGCCTTCAGCCGATAGGTTTCAGTTCTGAAGCCCTTTGAGTCCGCCACGACGCGCTGGCCATCCTCAAAAAAAATGAAGTCAGCCCTGTATTTCGTGATGACCACTCCATTGTGCTCGATCACGAAATCCTGCTGCCTTTGCAGATGGCTGATCTCTCCCGCACGCTCGCGCACCTTCAATTCCATCCAGTGCCGATGCTCTCGCTGGCTGTCGAAGGTGCCCTCATCGGTCACCACCTTTTTGTTGTTGAATTTGGACGGGGTGGCCCGCGCGGCTATCTGCGGGGAAGCAAGCCTGCGCGGGCCTTTTGCGCCGCTCTTGGTGGGGAAGCGGCGGCGCAAACTCATTTTGCTCCATCCTTGATCTCAAGCAGCAGGGGCGCTGCTTCGACAGGCGCAGGCTGGATCACCGCTACGCGGCAATGGGCAATGATCCGATCGATCAGGATGTCCCTTTTGCTCAAGCAGCCCTTTCCGGCCAAAGGGTCGCTATCGACCTGAATGAACAT